TTATTGATTTGATTTATATAATTATCATTGTAATAAATATAATGGATGCTTTGTTAATGTCTACCTATTTTTCTATTTTTATGCAATTCATTACAGGTAGCATTCAATTAGACGGACTTCTCGTGAAAGTGCCACCACAGCATGGTGTTTTAAAAGAAGTTTTATGGATGGATACCATTGTACAGTTTATTGAAGCTAGTTTTTATTTTTGGTTGATTTACAACTACAAAAAAGTTTCAAATATGGCAGCAAAACGATATAATGATTGGGCAATCACTACACCTATTATGCTGATATCAACTATTGTCTACATGAAATATTTGGAAACTCGTTATTTGGTCGAAGAAGAAAAAGTATCATTGTCCTCATTCTTTGCAAATAATAAACTGAATGTGGGTAAAATTACCATTGCCAATGCATTAATGTTATTATGTGGATATTTAGGAGAGATTGGTAAGATATCTATGATACAATCTGTTCTTATTGGATTCTTATTTTTCGGTTATACTTTCTATGTTATTTATAACGAATATGCAAAGACCACGCCAGAAGGTATTCATTTATTCATGTTTCTTTTTATTGTTTGGTCATTGTATGGTGTGGCGGCAACTATGAAACCCAAAATTAAAAATATATCATATAATCTGTTGGATATTGTGTCTAAAAACTTTTATGGGCTATACATTTATTATCTAGTTAAACAGATTGCCATATAATTCTCTCTATCTGCGTTTAAAATTGATTTAAAATTATCCCGACATATTATATATAGAAAATGATTTTTAGCATTGAAGGTAACATTGGCTCTGGTAAATCAACTATCGTTCGGCATTTACAGCACATGATGCAGGATAATGCGTCATTTGTCTTTGTACAAGAACCTGTCGATACATGGGAAGAGATTAAGGACGAAGAAGGTGTGAGTATTCTTGCAAATTTCTACAAGAGTCAGAAAAAATTTGCATTTCCATTTCAGATGATGGCGTATATATCTCGCTTAGCCCTTCTTCGCAAAGTTATCCGAGATAATCCTGGTAAGCACATCATATGTGAGCGTTCTGTTTATACTGACCGCAATGTATTTGCCAAAATGTTGCGCGAAGATGGTAAAATCACTCAAATCAATTATACTATTTATAATATGTGGTTTGACGAATTTTTGGAAGATGTACAGATTGACAATTATATTTACATCAAAGCTTCGCCAATTGTTTGTTGCAATCGCATTAACAAACGTAACCGACTTGGCGAAGAAAGCATTCCTGTTGAATATTTACAGAGATGTGGAACTGCTCATGATGAATGGTTACTGAATAACAATAATTATCTTGTACTAGATGTGAATCAAAATGTTGAAGAAAACCCACACATTTTGCAAAGATGGATGCATGACATTAAAACATATATTGAAAATAAAATCTAATACTATTTATATAAATGCCTTCCTCCCGAAAAGCAAAAGGAAACGCACATTCAGCAAGCCCAAAAAATAGAGTTAGAGATAAATCTCGAGTAATATTCAAGAATACTCGCACCAGAGCTAGAAGTGTTTCACTTGGAAAAACAAAAAACTTTCATAATATTAAATCTATTGTTCATGAAACTGTTGTACCAGGATTAATTGGAATATTAAGTAATGGTGGAATGCAAATACAGGTTACGCGTCAAAAAAATAATATAAATGTAGTTGGACAGGGAGACCCAACTCGTGCGTTAAATGTTGCATCATATTCAACAACTCATAAGGATTTTTGGAAGAATTATACTGATGCTCATGGCAGTTTTTTTAGAGTTGATTTTAATGGAAAAAAACCGCATGTCGGATATGATTATTGTAGTAATCCGGTTGGGGATGTAGCATTTGTTTTTTCACCACAGTTGTTAGAAAAAACTGATTCATGGATACTCAATACAACCGAGAACAATGGATTTTATTTAGGCACAAGAACTGGACTGGTTGGGGAATCTCCATTTTCTGGATATATGGGTATTACATATAATAATAAAAACATACAAGATTTCCCTGAACTTAAACCAGGCATGGAACCAATTAGAGGCGATGATACTGAATTGTTAATATTTAAAAATATTGACTTAACCCATTTAAAAAAAATTATATTCAAAACACAACGATTATTCGATTTACACAAAGACCAAGTAACTGAACTATTAAAACAAAAAGGTTTAACTCACGTTAAATTGTCCGCATGTTAACTTTTGACTGTTCGTCAACTCATATGTTCGTCAAGTCATATGTTCGTCAAGTCATATGATAGTTTTTTTGCCGGTTTATATTTTAATATATCTAATTCTTGCATTGTTGTAGGAAATTCATCTTTACCATAAATATCCTGTAACAATAGCCATTCAAATAAACCACCTTGATACACATATACTTGTGTAAATCCTAATTTACTTAATTGATTGTATTTAGTCTCAACTGTTTCATCGATACAGTTCTTACCATAAATAATAATTGTTGTTGAAGTGCTTTTAGAGAGAAGCTCATTGACCCTCTGGGTTTCTTGTGTCGCCGGAATTGTGCCAACTATCAAGCAGTTCTGCTGTTCGGTTGGAAGCGTATTTATTATCAAGTGCGTCCCGCGGCATTTTTGCACATCTTCATAATTAATCTTATAATCGGTGCGTTGTGGCGAAAACCATCGAATCATTATTTAATTATTGTATTATACATTTAAATATTTGTATAACATAATATGAAAAATCTTGGTATAATAATCCAAAATGATATTTAAATTTACCACTAGTTAGACAATTTATAAAGGGCTCAGATTAGTTTCTGAGTTTCTTCTTCCAATCCTGACAAATTGGGAGGTTTCAGCTCTAAATAATTTATCATCAATTCTGATTTTCCGTACGTTTGTGACTGCAACCCATTTACATGTACCGGACAAGGCCAGTGCGAAGTGGTGCGTCGCTCTTCAAAATATTTCTGCCGTTTCTTTTGAATCACCGGTGTATTTTTCTTATGATTTCTTGGTAAATAGCAAACGTATTGTACAATTCGGTCTTCACTTTTTGGGGCGCCGTATTGATTTTGATGAAAAGTCCGAGAATCCCAAACGACAACTGACCCACCTGAATTTCTAAAACGCGTTTCCGGTCTGCAATTTCCGTGAGATATTCCGGGTCAATTTTGCCAGGAAGTTCGTCCCTAATATTTTTTTTCCAACACAGAAACATTTCCCGACCCGTCTCAATTTCCCCCCTGAGACAAAATGACGGTGGTAATATCGTAACCTTTCTCAGTGAGAACTTGTTTCAGTGATGCTTCCATTTTTCCTGAAATATCTTTAATTCACGAAAAAATTTTAATTTTTTTTGCATACAATATACAATTAATATATAATAATAAAAACGTAGTATACATATTAATAATGTCAGCCTATACAACTCAGAATGATTTGCTTCTTAACAAATTAGTAACCTACTATGGGGATACTGATAAATTGTCACGAATGTTATCTATTATTAATGGTGAATCGAATATTTCTTTGCGGATTGTTGACTGGTTCGTTACTAATTATGCGAAAAAACATTTTACATGTTATGAAATAGCAAAGGGGCAAACAAGATTCAAAGTGTATAACGACTATAAATTGAATTTGCGGTCTTATTCAAAGAAGCGTTTTGACCCGTTTTGTAGATGGGACCGAATTTCAATCCCTTATAAAGATAATACATCGATTCAGACAACAATTGGCCAATTGAATTTTTTCAAATGGGCAATTGACAATTTAGTTATAGAATATATCGATCAAAATTATAAACTTATAGAACGAGATATGAACGACCGAAATAGTACTGCAAAAAAAAACGATAAAGAAGTCAATTTGGACAATAAAACTCGGAAGAAACGCGAGGAATTGTCCCAATTGGCGACTCGTAGTATTAAAAAAGAAAATATTGAAATTGTCGTTTCATTTAATTAATCCGATGGAATGGTAGTAGTTTTCGGTCTATTATTATGTTGGGGGTGCGATGATTTGTTATATTGCATATGATGACCATATTTATCATGTTTTGCCATACAAACATTATACTGTAACTTGTTAGTTTTGCCAACCACCATATTGAACGCAGCTTCAAGTTGGCAATGTTTTTCCTTCATATAAATTGATGTCACTGTTATCGTCATAGTGACATCAGTCGTCAGTTCTTTAAATATGTCAATTATATCAATCTCCATTTTTTGTAAATTTTACAGGCACAATGGCATATTTTGTGTAGCTTGAATTTTCATATACCAATGTGTTTTGGATCTTACCACATCCTCCTCCACCAGGCGGCATGTCACCCCAAATGCGAAGTTTTTTATCAGAATGCCGCCATTTATTATCAATATCAATATATTTAGCCCTAGTCTTCAAATCATTTGGGTCATTATTATTGTCATACCATACTTTGACCGATTTATGTTCTGGGTATTCAAAATCATGTTTAGAAATTCTATAATCTGCTTTGTAATCACTGTGCTCATACGAAGACTTATGATTTGTAGATTTATTTGCAATTAAAATTGCAGTTTCTTCCATTCTCTTAATTTCATCGTGGGTAGATTTTTGGCAAATAATTATCGGAAATGTATCGTTTTCAAAGTTTTTAAACTTGCGAATATTGCCAAGAATGCGAGCTCCAATTTGATATTTATTTGCTTTGGCCATAGATGAAATTGCAGGTCCATAAATAGCATGTGAAATTGAACATTTTTCTGATTGGATTGATATACCTCTACCTACACAAATATTTCCAGTAATCGCAAGTCTCCATTTTGTCGCACCCTCATATTTTTCATAATAATCACCTAACCAGTGGCTAAGTTCTTTTTGAGTTGAACCTTCGATTTCTTTAAAGAATATAATTTCTTTCTTTCTTTCGGTAGGTGTTTGTCCTCGTAATATAGTAATTTGCTTGTCTACGGCATTGATTTTAATGACTACATTAACATAATCACCATCAATTAAAACATCCTCTATTTCATCATGGTCTTTGCGTTTAGTACTTGTTGGTATAAAATATACTTCACCATTATTCATTGTATGATTTTTAAAATATTCCAAAACATAATATGTATTGGGACTATAGTGATTTTCATCGCAAACGATTTTGGGATTAAAATCACTATATTGACATTCTGAAAATCTAACATAATTCTTATGTGTTACCTCATTTACTGGCAATAGAGTTATGCTATTATATTTCTTTAACAATTGCTCTGATGTAGCTGTAATCATAATGATTTGATTAACATTATGATTCATCTTCCAACTATTCACATAATCGACAACCTTATTACTTGTTGCAATTTTATCGGCTTCATCAATATAGATTGTAAATTTAATTAATGGGAACCGATGAAGAAGCCAATCAATATCACTAAATCGTGTAGTATGCCCACAGCATATAATATTGCCTAATTTTGGATTATCTAAAATGGTGCTCCGTACGACATCTGCAGAACGAATTTTGCTTTTACTTGTAAAATCTATTGATTCACATTCTTTTAATGTATTTTTCGATCTAATTGATGTTTGTGCTGTAAGAATAAGACTGTTGTCAACAAATGTGATTGCGATATGTCGTTGTTTCCCTTCTGTATTAAATTCTTCGATTAACCCATTCAAATGACGAAAAGCTTCCCCTGTCTTACCAGATTGGCAAGGTTTAACAAGTAGAAACATTTTAGGCATTGTAAGAGATACATCGCTGGGTGCAATTGGTAAAGTTACATCCGGTTCAGGCCTAGAACTGTCTGAATCTTTAATTGTTTTTACATATGATTTCCATTTTTTAATAATATTATCCCTATGAAGTTTACTATCAATTCCCTCTGATAATACATCAGAATCATCAAATGATGAAAGTAATTCACCATCAATACTTTGTTGACTAAGAAAATTTATATATTCTTTTTTTTTCGGTATCTTAGGGAATGTATCAGAATACCATGCGATAACTTGGTCGGTATTATAATGTGGGGGTGTCATTGTGATATCTATACTATCAATCAAACGAAATCAATTATTTCTGTTTTGCCTTCTTTATTGGTAGCATATTGTCGCCACTCCATGTTTTTCTCATCAACATTTAATATACCAAACCCATATGTAGTATTATGATAATCCAACCATGAAGGTCGATTGGAAGTTGTCGTATCCAATGTCTCTGAACAACCACCGACACCATTTAAAATATGTACGATTCCATCATTTTGAACTTTATTATCATAAACAGGTTTTGAACGCTCATAGCTGTGTATGTGACCAGCAAAATACAATTGAACACCATAATTGTACAATAGTTGTTCAAGGGGTGCAATCCGGCCGTTAGCATTGTATGACATCCCTTTCCGCATAGTCTCAGTATCTTTCGAGCATCTATTGCTAGATAGAGAACAGTACATGGGTCTATGTGCATAGACAATCTTTGTGGTCGCATTGATATTCTCTCTAAGTTCACGTTCCAACCAGTTAAATTGTTTCATAACATTAAAATTACTATAAAGATGTGGATTAAATAACAGCTCAGAAGAAAGTGAAATGACATGCATTGTTCCAATATTAAATGAATAAAACATGCGGGGCATATTAAATAGTGTATTATAATATGAAAAATTATTTGCAACTTCATGATTTCCGGGTGTGGTCATGTATGGTATTTTAGAAGAGATAGGCTCTATCATCTTCATAAAATCATCACCATTTGTTTCTAAATTATAGGCTATGTCACCCAAATGAACAACCATATCATATTCATTCATTGCATTATGGAGTGCATTGTATGATACCGCATTATTGTAACCAAAATCGCCAATAAATGCAATGCGTGGGTTCATAGGATTAAGTGTGGTGAATTCTATGGGTTTAGCTGATTCTGAAATCCGATAGTTATATTTAGTTTGTGGAGAAAGATTATACATTGGTGCAGAATACACTGTTTTGATAGGTGACAACATAGCGACAGTTGTAGGATATTGGATAATACAAGTGTCGTCTTCATGATTACAATATGTAATTTTTTCTAAAATAGGATTTATTTCTATTCCAGAGAGAATACAACAGGTAAACAAAATTAAATAAGCACAACACATACCACATGTAACAGTATCCCGTGATGTAAAGTTAAACACCGCAGAATTATATACATAGCAATCGAATATTGCATGTTGGTCGCGTCTGCAATAGGCGATTGATGCAATTGTCGTGATTATACTGAATCCAATTAAGGGAAATATGAA